TTTTACCAACGCAATCATTCCAACAACAGCGTCGACTGTAACAGCATCATCGTCTGAACTCGTTGACATGTCGCAATATACAGAATATCTTGCGATCGTTGCACAAGGGACAGCAACGACAGCAGGAGTCATCACCGTTAGTGTTTGGGAATCCACTTCTCCAACGTGGGCCGGTGCCGTTGCAACAATCATTACTGCATCGCAGTTTGTGGGTGTATCACAAACAAACCCGCGTTTCATCAACATTAATCTACGTGACTCACAAATCACAGAAGGTCGCCGTTACCTTGGACTGTACGTGCAAAAAGCAGACGGTGCTTCTGGCGTTTGCGCTATGGTTGCCCGTGACGGAGACAGGTATTTAGACTAGTTTTTACAGCTTTACGGCATGGATAGCTTGCGCAGGCGACAAGCGTTCCCCCTTGACGTTTCCATGCCGTATATATAAGGGAATAACATAATAGGGGTGTTATGTATGACAAAAGTTATGGTGGGACTTCCGATACATCGGCCCATTGAATTCAAAGTGTTCGAGTCGTTTATCCGCATGACGAATCAGAGGAACGATATCAAGCTAGAATTTTCCATGGTATCAAATAGCTTGATATACGATGCTCGTGAGTATGTAGCGGAGCAGTTTATGAAAAGCGACAATGAATATTTGATGTTCATCGACAGTGACATGACTTTTCATCCGCAGAGCTTGCAGTTTTTGTTGCGGCACGATAAGGAGTTTGTCACCGCAAAAGCTTTCAAGCGTGTACATCCGTATCAACCTTGTTTTTATACAAAGGTACTGTATGAAAATGGGTTACCTAGCTTGGAAGTGCCCACCGGATACGGCGAAGGTTTACTGCCGATTGAAGGCGCAGGGCTAGCGTGTGCACTGATTAAGCGATCCGCTTTTGAAAAGTTAGAAAAGCCATACTTTTTCCCGCTCCCCAACGTAGGTGAAGACCTTTCATTCTGCATCAAGTTGAAAGAGGCGGGAGTTAAAATGTATTGTGATACGACGCTGCAATTCGGACACCTTGCGCAGCAGGAAGTATTTGAAAAACATTTCGTTGATGCATTTGCAAAGATGGAGCAGGATAAACAGCAGGATACGGCACAATGAAAATCCTTGTTGGAGCTCCTGTAAAACAAGATGAAACAGTTTTCAAGTATTACCTCGAATCGTTAGCCAATCAACAGCACACGTGCAGCGTTGATTATTTTTTTATACTGCATAATTCGCCGCAACTGAAACAGCATTTGCATCGGCATCAGTACGAGGAGTATTCAAACGATACAACGTATCAAAAGGATGATACACATGTATGGAAGAATAACAATTTACGTGATGTAGCGAATATGAAGAATTATTTACTTAAAAAAACGCTTGAAGAAGGATACGACTATTTTTTTCTTGTTGACTCTGATATCATGTTACACCCGAAAACACTGTCGCATCTCATCGCTCAACAAAAACATATTTGTAGCGAGGTGTTTTGGACTCGTTGGCGTAGCGGTGAAGAGGAAATGCCCAACGCATGGGAACATGATTATTACAGTTACACTAAAATGGGTGTGTGGAACAAGTGGAAAAAGAAAGGCTTGTACGAAGTTGGTTACAGTGGAGCATGTATCTTGATACACCGTGATGTCATCGCATCGGGCGTAAACTACTCACCTTTGTATAATGTATCGTTCTCCAACTGGGAGGACAGAGCATTTTGCATTAGAGCATCAGCGCACGGATACAAAATACACATGGATACCCACTATCCTGCTACACATTTGTACAGGGAAGAGGATGTGAAACACTATGGGCTACGTCGCAAAACATAAGTTTTACTGTGACGAGTCGAAACAACATTACGACATCGGAGATGGCTACATCACAATCGACCGTGAAAAGGAAAAACGCTTGTATAACCTTGGTTTCATTGAGTATAGTGAACACGATGCATACGAGGTAAAGGTTATAAAGACGAGGGGGAGAACACATGCTAGACAGCGCCCCGATACCACAGCTAATCACAGTAACTGAAACAGAGCCAGTGTGGCATCCTGTTACGGATGTAGAATTTAAGCGTTACGCAAGAATCGATAATGCAGTTGATGAAAATCCGAGTTTGCTTAATCAATTAATTCACGCAGCAACACAGATTGTTGAATCTTACATGGGTACCGTGTTCCACCGCAGGACTTTTGTGCAACGCCAAACGGGCGGAGTAGAGTACATCCCTGCTATGCGCACGCCTATTACAACCGTTTCGTCAATCACATATGCGGAAAATTTTGAATCTTCATATGTCACCGTTTCTACCTCTTCGTATCGTGTTGGTGGCAACGATTTCTACCACAAAGACGGCTACTTCACCGCAGGCAGACCAGCCGATGGCTACGTCATCACATACACGGCTGGAATGGTAGCAGACGCATCGCCGTCAACAATATCAACTGACATAAAAACAGCAGTGTTGCGAGTCGCTGCGTTTCTTTATGAAAATCGCCAAGAATATGCAACAACTTGGAGCGAACAAGGACTTAGCATAAGCTACGACGTGTTAAAAGGAGTTATCGGCAGAATCGTGAATCATTCAGCGTCAGCACGAGGGGTGTTTTAATGCTTACTTGCTTACGCAACACCATCACAATTCAGTCTCTCACCGTTACACCTAGCGGTGGAGGAACGTTTTCCGAAGCATGGACTACTACGTCGACAGCGTGGGCACGTGTTGAAGGCGTTGCGGCGGAGGAAACACGGTTTGACAAGATACAGCAAGTGGAGAAGTACACCATCCGCATGCGAAAACAGCCATTAAGCAACACGCAACGTATTTTATACCTTGGTAAAGTGCTAGACATTGAATCGGTGCTGGATGAGACGCAGTTGTCAAGGATGATGACGGTAAAAGCTAGGTGTGAGATATGATAAAATTCAGTATTCTCAACATAAATGCGTTGCGTGAAGAAATGAAAAAGCTAAACGAGCGTATCCAAGAAGAGGTTGACGAAACTATTTTGGCGATGTCACGTGTAGAGATTGAGACAGTAGCAAAACGGAATGTACCCGTGGATAGCGGGCGTTTGCGTGCAAGTATCATCACGGTGACGAGGAATACAACAACATTTAACTACACTGACCGCGAAGGCGGTAGCTACGATGGAATGCTACGAACGGTGCGAGCAAGACAAGGCGAAGTTATCGTCGGTACCAATGTGGAGTATGCGGAGAAGATACACGAGCGTGGTGGCGGTGGTCCAAATTCTGGGCGTAGCAGTGGAGGGCAGAAAAAGCCTAAGGGTTACGGTAAGCACTTTCTAAAAAAAGCGTATGACAGAGCCGTTCCACGAATCATTGTAGCAGTGAAGCGCATAAAGGGGGTGCAGTGATATGTCAGCTATGTGGAGTGTACAAAAATCACTGTTCACCGCCTTGAGTGCAAACGCTACATTGATGACTAAGATAGGAAACGCACTATACGATGAACCTCCTACAAATTCGGCGTATCCATACATTACCATCGGCACGATGACAGAAACGAATGCAAATCGACTCGGCAAAGACGGTTTCTATGTGACGCTTGAAATGCGCATATTCACTAAAAATGGGCGTGGAGGTTTCAAGCTAGCAAAGGAAATCATGGAACTCGTGAATCAAACAATAAATCTAAAAAAATTCACCATGGATACTTATACTATGGTGCAGTGTTTTTACCGTTACAGTTCCACGGAGCGTGACGAGGACAAAAACATCATCAATGCAAACTATGATGTCATTTGTCACTAACATTTGAGGAGTGATTGAATCATGGCAGGCACTTTTGCATTTGGAGCGATATTAAAAATTGGAGCAACAACTATTTCAGAAATAACAAGCATTTCCGCTCCAAACTTGTCGGCAGAAACAATTGATGTCACGACACATTCCAGCGCAGACCGCTATAGAGAGTTTATCAAAGGATTGCGTGATGGTGGAGAAATCAGCATCGAAGGCAATTATACAACAGCCTCTGCGTCCGCTACGATTGTTGCGTTAGAAACAAACACGACGCAAACGGTCACAGTCGATTATCCAACATCGCCAAGCGTTACACGTTTCACCGCAACGGTGCTCACGACTGGATTTACAATGGAAGCCCCTGTTGACGGCACAATCCCGTTCAGCGCAACGTTCAAAGTAACGGGACGACCAACTTTAGGACAAATTTAGTAAAACACTTTCAAGGGGGAGCATTATATTATGACAAGAGATATTATTATTAATTTAGACAAACCAAGAAAACTAATATTTGACTTAAATGCAATGGCGGCGTATGAGGAAGCGACTGGAAAAAGCGCAACTCAGATCGGGGAAAACGCCGGAGCTATCGGGTTAAGGGCGCTACTGTGGGCCTGTTTTCTTCACGATGACGAAACACTAACGTTAAAAGAAGTCGGGAAACTTATAACCGCAGAAAATATGAACGACGTAGCTAAACAATTGAACAATGTTATAACAAGTTCTTCACACGTTGACGGCGAAAAATCGGATTCATCATCAAAAAACTAAAAACGCCACGCGTTATTGAGATATGGGCGCATGCCGTTACAAACTTCGGCTTAACCCCTCGTGATGCGTGGCGGCTTACGTTAAAAGAATATTATTACTTAAATAAATCGTACGAAGCAGGGGCGAAACGGGAACACTATCGTTTTGCCCTTGTGTGTAGCGTGATAGCAAATGCGAATCGCTCGAAAGGGACGCCATTTAAGGTAAGCGACTTCATGCCGCAAGAAAAGAAAAAAAAGCAGACTTGGCAAGAACAGTTGCAAGTTTTGCAACAGTTCGTAGCGTCGTACGGCGAAGAGAAAAAAGGCGGTGACAAAACATGATACAAGAGTTATTTGTGAAGATATCGTCTGACTTTAAAGAGTTGAACAAAGGGTTCGAGGAAACGCAGAGCAAGCTCACCACCTTAGGATCAGGGTTGGCTACAATAGGCGGTACTTTATCAAAAGTTATAACTCTTCCTTTGTTGGCAGCCGGTGGAGCATCAATAAAACTGGCCAGTGACATGGAAGAAACAACAAATAAAATCAATGTGTCTTTTGGCGATTCGGCTCAAGAGGTTAAAGACTGGTCAAAAAATTCATTGAAATCTATGGGCTTGGCACAACAATCAGCACTTGATTCCGCGGCGCTTTTTGGTGATATGGGGACTTCGATGGGGTTGGCTCAAAAAGACGCCTCTGGTATGTCAATGGCACTGACACAACTCGGGGGCGATTTGGCGAGTTTTAAGAATGTCGACGCAAAGCAAGCGATGGGAGCACTAGCAGGAATTTTTACGGGGGAAACAGAATCACTAAAAATGCTTGGTGTTGTTATGACTGAAACAAATTTAGAAACATTTGCGCTTAGTCAGGGTATAAATGAAAATGTTCAAGATATGACTGAAGCTGAAAAAATAAACCTAAGATACGCTTACGTTATGAACGCAACAAAAAATGCGCAAGGGGACTTTGGAAGAACATCGGATGGCGCCGCCAACCAAATGAGAATTTTTGGCGAAACAATGAAAGAAATTGGCGTTCAAATAGGAACGATTATACTGCCAGTTTTTACTCAAGTTGTTACATTCGTCAACGACTTATTGACTTCATTTGCAAATTTATCAGCATCAACAAAAGAGAAAATAATCATTTTTGCAGGATTGGCACTCGCTCTTGGCCCTGTAATTTTGGCGTTCGGAGCTGTTTTAGCTGTTTTGCCATCAATATCAGCAGGATTCATGACAATGGTTTCCGGTGTAAAAGCGATTGGTACGGCGATGAGTTTCTTAGCAACAAATCCGATCTCGCTTATTTTAGCGGCGGTTGCAGGGCTTGTCGCAGCATTCGTGTATTTTTACAACACAAATGAAAACTTCAGAGGTACAGTCGATTCTGTTCTGACTCAAATAGCAACTGTTGCAACAAGTTTATGGAACAATGTTTTAGTGCCACTGGGAGAATATTTAAAAGTTTTGTGGAATAATATTTTTGTTCCATTTGGAAAATCCTTGTCCGAAACTTTTTCTCCAACCATAGAGGCGTTAAGCGCTGTACTGACATTTTTGTGGAAACAAATTTTATTGCCATTAGGAACATTTATATTGACAATTTTTGTTGTACAGTTCAAAGCTTTATACGTATTGATGGAAGCATTTTATACAAAAGTTATTATGCCAATATCGGCGTATTTAATTGGAACATTTTCGGATAATTTCAAAACAGCATTCGAAACTATTAAAACAGTTTTAGAAGGAATGAAAACAGCTTATATTGGTTTGATGACGTTTATTACAGGAGTTTTTACAGGCGACTGGAAAAAAGCATGGGAAGGAATAAAGGCAATTTTTTCAGGAGTTTTCAGTGGTTTATACGCAATAGCAAAAGCGCCATTTGACAACATTGCAAAATTGATTGCCACGGTTAGGGAAAAAGTAAGCGAGTTTATTAGTTTGTTTGAAAAAGCAAAATCCTTGGCATCGGAAGGCTTAACCGTTGTAACAAATACAATAAAAAATGTCGTTGATAAAATACCATTTCTCGCAGACGGCGGAATCATCACGTCGCCAACACTTGCTATGATTGGAGAAGCGGGCAGTGAAGCAGTTATACCTCTCAGTCGTTTAGGTGATTTTGGCGGAACACGTGAAACAAGCATTTATCTTGACGGACGCAGGATAACACAGACGATCGCTCCAACGATGGTTGATATGATACGTGGCAGGGTTGGGAGTGCATACTGATGCAAATCATCATATCAGGGATTGACAGAACAAATTGTTTTCGCTCGGGTTCACTGGAAATCGAAGATACAATCAACGAGCGTTCCATGGCACGTTTGCAACTTGTAGACGTGTCCATGATGATGGATTTACAGGATGGGCAACAGATACAGATATACGATGACTTTGCATCGCTTATATTTGCGGGGTTTCTCCTGTATCCAAAAAAACATGTTCCACTAGCTAAAAATGCATGGTATTACGATGTGGAATGCGTCGATAATCATCAAATAGCAGATCGTTGGCTTGTAGCTAAGACGTATGTCAACACCGCCGTTCACACGATTGTAAATGACCTGTATACAACGTATCTTTCGCCCGATGGTATAACGTTAGGCAGTATCACTAATGCCGCTGTAACGCTGGATAAAGCGTCTTTCCCACGGGTTGGCACGGTATCAGATGCGCTAAACGAGCTATGCGATATAACGGGTTTTAATTGGTACATTGATTATGATAAAAAATTCTATTTTACCCCTCGTAGTTTTTTTATTGCTCCTTTTGGAATCACCAGTACATCAAGCATCAACAACGTTCAAGTTAGGCAAGACAGATCACAATATCGCAATCGACAATACATCCGTGGTGGGCAGATACAGACGGATGAGATCGCATTGGAGAAGCCAACGCCGAATCCTGATGGTGTATCAAGAGTGTTTATAACAAGGTTTCCGATATCGGATAAACCTAGAATATTTATCAACAGTGTTGAAATAACGGCGACAGATATAGGAGTAAACGGTGTAGACAAAAACAAAAAGTATTACTACGACGTGGGGAAAAATACGATTGTTCAGGACGGCACACAAACCGTTTTATCAACAACGGACGTGATACAGGTAACATATAAAGGCTTAATTTCTCTTGCTGTTGTATCGGAAGATGTCGTTGCCATTGCAAACCGTGCGTCGCTAGAAGGTAACACTGGCGTATATGAACGCATAGACGTTGACACGTCCATTGTATCCCGTGGCGAGGCGATATCCATTGCGACAGGGAAGCTTGAAAAATACACAAAAGTGGCACGGCAAATCACGTATGATACGTACACAGCAGGACTCGCGGCAGGGCAACTGCAAACCATCACGCTACCCGAATACAACATAAGCTCCACGGACTTTCTGATTGACAAGGTCACCATATCAGAGCTTGACGGAGCGGGACGGCTCGTGTACACGGTGCACGCCATCGACGGCGATCCACTTGGAGGATGGCAAAAGTTCTACAATGATTTACTCAAACAAGACCTGAAAGCGAGTATCAGGGAAAATGAATTACTAGTCATCCTCACTGCTACCTCGGAAACGGATGGCTGGACGGAGACGCTAACACAGACAGTTTTTGCTTGTGTTGTGCCGTCGGACACACTTTTCCCCTCTACCTCTTTCATACCATGCTGATTTCCGGCTACAAGCTACACTCAGACTACAAAAAAGCTACAATAGCTTTAAGGTTGAAAAGTTAGTATATATATAGCTTTTTTACCTCTATATATATAAAATGTAGTCTTGTAGTCTGAAATATATATATAAATATATACAAAAAAATGCGTTACAGCACGCAAGCACAAAGGCAATATAGAATGTATGAAAAGTTCAGACTACACGGCTACAAGACTACAAAAGCTACGGAGGTGTGACGCATGGAAGACAAAAGAGGTTGGCTTGGACAATACGAAATTAGTGCAGGAGACGAGCGATTTATCATCAACAACCTCATCACCGATGCGGGGTTGGACATGGTGAGGAATGCACTCAACGGAGAATTGACATCAACAGAGATACGCTATTTGGCGGTAGGAACGTCCGCTACAACGCCAAGCACAACGCAGACGCAGTTAGGGGCAGAGATATTTAGAACGCCGTTCATAGCGTCAACCAAGCCCGCTACGGGGCAACTAGAAAAAACAGCCGTCATCCTTGAAACAGAGGCGGTTGCGAATATCCGTGAAATTGGAATTTTTGCAGGAACGACGGCGACAACGACATCAAATAGTGGTATAATGGTATCAAGGGTGCTGTACTCACGCAACAAGACGAATTTAGAGTCGATCCAAATTGTCCGTAGGGATACGATACAAAGGGGGTAACGTACTATGCCAACGTATACCAAAACAACATGGGTGAACGGTTCCGTTCCTGCTGTTAGCGCAGCGAATCTAAACAAGATTGAGACAGGAATAGAAACGGCAACGAGTATCACGGGGCAAACGTCCACCACAAATACTGGATGGACGGCTACGACTGATGCAGGTTTTGCAGTGAAGAAAGACGTTGCGATAACAGGTGTACTAGCGACGATGTATGCGGATATCCTTTTCACAACAGCGTCTTTCACCGTTGCACAGGATGCAAACATCGGTTACGCTGTGACATATAACGGCGGTATAACGCTATATGCCGATAATGCGCCGAGTGGAACAGTTACATTTGATTATGTCATATCCAAAGGGTGAGGCGATATGGGAAGTGGACGAACGAATATAGGCGGGGGATACGGAAAAGTGAATTATAATGTTACAAAACTTCCAGTTAACCAAGAAAACGCCCCCTCTTTATCTCAAGGCAGAAATTTAATTGGAGCAACATCAAATCAAAATTATGCCATTTTCGCAGGGGGAACTTCTACAAATTGGGGGCAATTTTTGTCGACGGTTGACGCATATACAAGTGCACTTGTTAGGAGCACGGCTACGTCTTTATCGGTAGCCAGATTTAGCACGGCGGCAGCATCCGTAGGCGGTTACGCACTTTTTGCAGGAGGGGCATCAAGTGGTGGATCGGTTTCTACTGCAGATGCATATGATGGGTCTCTTGTGCGGACAACTGCCACGTCACTTGCTAGTAGCTCGGATGTTGTCAGAGGAGTTAGTGTAGGTGGCTATGCGCTTTTTGGAGGATATAATGGTGTGTCGACGGTTGAAGCATACAATACATCGCTTGTAAAAACTAGTGTAACTGCACTAAGCGTTTTAAGGTATGACTTGGCTGTTTCATCAGTAGGAAACTATGCGCTTTTTGCAGGTGGATGGACTGGCTCAGCGTTAAGCTCCACGGTAGACGCGTACGACACGTCTCTTGTCCGTACAACAGCAACGGCATTAAGCGAGGCAAGGAGGAGATTTTACGGCGCGCAAACTGGAGATTATGCAATTTTTGCTGGCGGAAGTCTAGGCGGCTCATCTTATAGTAATACAGTAGACGCATATAACACGTCACTTACCAGAAGCACACTAACAACCCTAAGCGAAAGCCGCTCAGGAGCAATCTCAGCGAGTGTTGGTAACTATGTTTTTTTTGCAGGTGGTACGACGAACGCGGGATATTCTTCAGTAGTGGATGCCTATAACTCTGATTTATCTAGAACAGTCGTTCAACCGCTGGAAACGCAAATACAAGTAGGTGGAGCCGCTAGCGTAGGAAACTACGCAATTTTTTGCGGGGGAATTTATTTTGACAACGGGCAATTTATCGGAGAAACCACAACCGCTTACTCGGCGAAGCATTCTATTGCGATGCCGTCTGGAAGCAAACATCAAATATCACCTGCCACAACAGAAACAACCGTTGGAACACAAACGACTCTTACAGTTTTTGGCAACTTGGTAGGTTATATAAAATTCAAAAAAGGAACGGTGACAGCAGTATGATTAAATACACGATATGGGATAAAAAGAGGACATTGTATCCGCCAGTTGGTGAAAAGCTTACACCCGAAAAAGTGTTTGAAAAGTGGGGCTGGGCAGAGAATCCTGCTTGTACCGTTGTCATTTCAGAGGTAGACGGTGTACTGCAAAGTTTTGATAATCTCGGAATCCTAAAACAGAATTACAGTATCGCCGAAAGCAACCCTGTAAAAGCCGTTGCACTGATTGAAGAGCTTCTCAACGCCCCGCCACCTCCCGCCGCTCCACCGCAACCTGACGCAAGTGAAGCAATTGTGGCGAGGTTGGATTATATGATTATGATGCAGGAGGGGCTATAAGATGAACTTTGAAACAATAAAAAAGTACTTCACACTTGGCATGTGGAGTAAAAAAATGGTTGGAAACGCTGTGAAAAAAGGAATCATCACGGAAGCGGAGTATACACTTATCACAAATGAAAAATTGGAGGGATAAACAATGGTACAAGTTTCTGGGTTGGCAGAGAAAACTGGGCGATACTTGCGTGAAAACAGCACGTCTTATAATCACGCCGATGCCGAACACGGCGCATACGGTTTCGACGGGTTCGAATACATCACCGATACCGTGGCGCACACCCCTCCTGCTGGACACGTGTTTTTTGCTTTACAGTTCATCGACGCATCCGTTGTACTCTCTTTGGCAGGAACAGGCATCACAGGAAACACCATCGGCGGCGCCGCTTTTCCTGCCGGCTTTACACTGTACGGCCGCTTTACTAGTGTACAACTCACCTCGGGGCGCTGTGTTGCACAGAAAGTGACCTACAATACGATTACGGTGTTACCATGATGCTGTACACGTTGGAGCAGTTTACAACGGATACGAGCCATTTGTATGCGTCTGATTCGACATTGAAAATTATACATGAATCAATCAATCAACAAGAGATATACGACGCATGTGAATCGGCGTATGCGGTGGTGTTCTTTAACCGTGAAGAGCCGTTCCTCACACAAACTCCTGATATCATTGTTCAGTCGTATCAGCTGCATGATGGACAATCACTGTATGCGGTGCTCAAAAGCGAAGTTATACACAGTGTCGTCGTAACAGACGACACCCCCGCTCCACACAGTCAAAATGTTACAGGAAATTTAGCTAAAAGCGATGCAATTGAGAAAATTAAATCTATTTTAATTCAACAAGTTCAACTGAATCACACTGCTCACATCTCAAAAATTAGACAACAAGCAGAGGAGTCTGCACATGAAACACTAGTTTTGGAATTAATCGAAAGGGGTGTTTTGTAGTGCCGATTGTAAATATTCTTAGAAAATTATACATCAAAAACTTGTTTTCATTGGGAAAGTTAGAAAAATTTTACGAGGAAGGTCACATCACAGCAGCAGAAAAAAAATACATCTTAACGGGTAGTTACGAGGAAGCGGGTGAAGTTAGTGACACCGATGCTGGGGCTGGGGAAAAACATAGTACGTAACAAATCATTGCCTTTAATTCCGTGGACACCTGCAAGGATTTCAACGGCGGTTTGGCTCGATGCAGATGATGCCTCAACGATTACGCTTAATGGGTCAACGGTGAGTCAGTGGAGGGATAAATCGGGGAACGCGAGACACGTTGCACAGGCGACGGCAGGAAGCCAGCCAACAAGAACTATAAGTGGACTTGGTGGAAAAAACGTCCTCACTTTTGACGGGGCGGACTGGCTTTTCAACGCCATCCCTGGAGGTCTTATGAGAAACGCGACTGGTGGCACCGTGGCGGCGGTCGTAAATTACACAAACGCCACAGCGATGCGCTCGCCTGTATCAGTGATGAACGGAACTGGTTCAAGCGCTCGTTTTTCTACAATTCTACAAACTACAGGAAGGCTTAACCAAGCGATTTCAAGGCTTGACACCGATACAGAGACAACAATTTTTAGTCCGTCAACGTATATGAACAATACCGTTACACAAATTGGTCTAGTGAATTTTACGACGGCAGTTTTGACGCAGTACGTAAGCGGTAACTATGGCGGCGTGGTCAGCTTGCCATCTTCTGGAAATAGTTCTGATACCGACAGCGCAACACTAGTCATTGGAGGGTCGTCCACTGATGACGGAGCGACACTACAAAATCCAATGCTGGGGTTTATCGCGGAAATAATCGTTGTCAATGCAGCACTCTCCGAATTGCAACGTCAACGTCTTGAAGGTTACCTCGCGTGGAAATGGGGGCTAGTAGCAAGTTTACCTAGCAACCATCCGTATAAACTGCTTGCACCATTTGCGTAAACGTCGTCAAATCTTCATGTCAAGGAGGGGCAAAAGTGGAACAAATTTTAACAAGAGTAAACGCTAATCGTGTGGGGGTGAGTATCGCTATGGCTGGATTTTTCGCCACTGTGACGGCGATTTTTGGGGATATAACGCAAATCCATAAGCTACTTTTTTCGGTTATGTTGCTGGATTATGTTAGCGGTGTATCGGCAGCCATTGTAAATAAAAGTGTATCATCTAAAAAGGCTCATATTGGAGTTATTAAAAAAGTTTCCATTGTCGCACTAGTAGCGTTTTCCCATCAAGTCGACATATACCTTGAAACGAATGTGGTGTGCACGGGCGTTATCGCTTTTTTCATAGCAAACGAGTTTATGAGCGTTATGGAGAATTACAGAAATATGGGTTTGCCTATCCCTGATAAACTCGCAAAAGTGATGGATGTATTCGCTAAAACGGAAAATAAAAATGGATAGTCCTTTTGGAGGTTTATTCGAGGCGCTGGCATTTCTCACCTGTGCTATCAGCTTTTTTGTTTTAGCGGTTTGCGTAAAAAATGATGCTACAATACACAGGATGAAAAAATCCTTAAATCGCATCGAACGACAAACGGGCTTAATGGAAACGCGCGAAATAACGTTTAAGGAGTTTCGTGAGATACTTAGGACGTACGACCCAAATAGTAAAGGAGATGATGATGATGATTATAGCGATTGACGCAGGTCACGGTCCCGAAACAGCAGGAAAACGTTCGCCAGACGGCACGCTACGAGAGTATCAGTTTAACAGTGCAGTGGCCGATGAAATGGAAAAACTGTTAAGCGCATACAAGTGTAGCTTTTTTCGAACTGATGAGAAAAATACAGACGTTTTTCTTACCGCACGTACTAACGAAGCGAATACAAAAAAAGCGACTCTTTTCATTAGTATACACGCCAACGCTGTGGGCAACGATTGGGGAGCGTCTGGAGGAATTGAAACGCTTATCCGTGACGGCGATCCAACAAACGATCGGTACCGTGAAGACTTTACGATTGCAACGGCGGTGCAGCGTCGCCTCGTGCAGGGTACGAAGCTACGAGATAGGCAGGTGAAGCAGCGCAAAGACCTTCACATTCTCAACGCATCACATTGTCCCACGATACTCGTAGAAGCGGGCTTTATGACGAATCGCACGGAGTGCAACCTACTGAAAAGCCCCGCATATAGGAAACTCGTAGCGGACTGCATCGTGAAAGGAATCGTGGACGTGTACAAGCTAGCCAAAAAATGATACGATTGTTGCGCTTCTTCCTCTCCCCGCGCCAAAGGAGGGGCTTTTTTTGCGTCAAAAAAAATTTTGAAAAAAGTTTATGTATGCGCTTGACGGCGTTGCAATCATACAGTATACTGTTCTTAGGTGATACGGCAACGGTCACACTAAACTCAAAGGCGGATGATTAGGATGAAAAACTTCAAATGGGTAACGGTCGACAAAGAGTATGAGTACGACCCTTTCGAACAAAGCGGTGTTTTGTGGCACATCGTTCACGAAGTTGGCGATGGAGAAGTTGATATCGTTGAGGACATAAATTTTGAACTGTGGAAAGAGTATCGAAAGGACAAAACTAGAATGCGTTGCGAGACCTTTGAAAGGCGCTCACGCTACGTTTTTGAATTCATCGGCGAGCCAGACGAAGACGGAGACTATGAAAAATGTAAATTTGTTGGATTCGACATTTAAGACCGCCGTGTGGCGGTTTTTTATCAATTCCGCACCGTCAAGAAATTGAAAAAATTTTTCAAAAAAGTTTATATATGCGCTTGACGCTATCGCAATCATATGATACAATGGTATCAAGTCGCAAGGGAACACGGCGACAAAATAAAAAGGGGGCAAACGCATTATGAGTATTCTTATTGCAGAAAAGCGTCGTGACATGGGGATGACGCAGTTGGAGTTGGCGGAGCGCATCGGAGTAAGGCAGGAGACGATGTCACGCATCGAGCGAGGGGCGCAGGTACCAAGCTATGTTGTCGCCAAAAGCATTGCAGAGGTACTAGGAGAGTCGAAAGCATTCGAGCCTAGCGAGGGTAGCCATGAACGTTTTTTTCGCAACGCAAATCAAAGTCGAGCGTTCCGTTTTTTCAACATCGACGCTGTGAAGACGTTCCTAAGCGGTTCGGGCGTTGAGATTGACACAAGCAGTATTTTTGGAGGAGGTGACAAGAGATGACGCAGAAACACGCTTTGTTGTCGCCTAGTGCGGCGTATCGGTGGATGGCTTGCCCTGCATCGATAAAAGAGTGTCAAGATGTGCCACATAAAATGCCGCGTGACACTAGCGCAGCAGAGTTAGGCTCCAAGGTTCATGCAGCGGTTGAAAAGAAGTTTTCAGGGAAAAACGCAGAAGATGTTGAGGTGATTGAAAGCGCAGCGGATGACTTTGTCGAATATGTGAAAAGTTTCGACTTTGACACGGTGTACAGTGAAAAAGCTCTATACATCAAGGAACAAAAGGATTGTTGGGGCACTGCCGATATTGTAGGAGTAAAAGGCGATACGCTTTACATCGTCGACTTGAAATATGGCATGTATCCCGTATCGGCGTGGTGGAATCCACAGCTAATGATATACGCTTGCGCTGCCTTGGATACGTTAGAAGGATTAGAGCGCGTGGAAACGGTCACCATGATAATTTATCAACCGCGCTTGAAAAATATAGACGAATTCACGTTGTCACGCAAATCACTGGAAAACTGGAAGACAACAAAGCTCCTGCCCTCTGCACAAATTGCACTTGGTAGCTACGGAGAGTATGCGCTCGGGACGCATTGCCGATACTGCCCCGCCAAAAGCACATGCGTAGCACGAAACGGCGAAATTTTTGAAAGAGTTGTAGAAGCGTGTGGGCAGTACAAAAAAGTTACGGAAGATACTAAAGTGCAAATGATTGACAAGATTATGGAAAGACACGATGAGTTTTCAAAATTCCTCAAAGAGATTAAAGAATATGCACATTATGCGATGACGCAGGGGCACGAGTTTGAAAGCGTCAAGCTAGTAGACGGAAACAAAACTCGTTTTATCACAGACGTTGATGGATTAATTGAAAAGCTGAAAGAACTCGGTCACAGCGAAACAGACTACAAGGATATGAAAAGTGTTGCATCGCTTGAAAAAATCGTCGGCAAGGACGTGCTACAGTTTTTCGTTGGCGAGCGTGTAGGTGCTCCTGTGGTGAAGAGGAGGATAAAATGAATCGCAAAGAGGTGTATGACATTTTAGCGAGCATAGACGACGTGTTGAGCGGTGTTCATTCACCGCAAGAAAAACTTGACGCTGTGAGGGAGGTGATGGATAGCTTTACAGGAGCATGGATCGAGTCGACGACTTATGAAGCTGTTCTTGCCTTGGCGAAACAAAAGGTGAGCACTGGGAAGATGGTGCAGGTGAAGACACTTGTTAAACTGTGCGGAGTGGATCGCTTGGAGGAGCTGAGAGATGACACAACAAAGATGGCAGCGTTCCACGACTTCCTAAAAATTTTATAAAAAAGCCGTTTCTACTATTGCAATAAATCCGCCGATGTGTTAGTATGAAGTATAACGCTTTTGAGGGGGGCGATGCGTATGATTGTGCGAAACCGTTGACGACACACGAAACCGTATGAAACTGAACGAAACCGAATGAAACCGAATGAAACCAAACAAGGGGAGCAGATGAAACCATGAAGACGACATTAAAAACAGTACGTTTCAGTTATGCGCACGTATTTGAGCCACGAGGGTTTGACGGCAACACTCCAAAGTACAGCGCATCGCTACTAATTGACAAAAGCGATGAAGAACTAGTAAAGCGAATCAAAGAGGCGTTACAAGTTGCGATTGACGAGGGTATCCCGAAAAAATGGGGAGGCAAGAAGCCTGCAAAACTTGATATTTGCTTACGTGATGGAGACACGGAGCGACCCGAAGATCCGAATTACGCAGGGAAATACTACATCAACGCCTCAAACGTCAAGCAGCCTACGGTACTTAATCAATACGCAAAGCCAGCGACACAAGACGAGTTTTATAGCGGATGCTACGGCGTAGCGGTGGTAGACTTCTACCCGCACAGCCACAAAAATATGAAACACGGCGTTTATGCGCAGTTGCTTGCGGTGATGAAAACGGAAGATGGCGAGTCGTTCGGAGCAGGTGGGATCGACTTGTCGGAGCTAACAAAATTCGCAGTGAAGCCGAATGATACGGCGTTGGATTTTTTGTAAAAAATCAACATGGGAAAGTGAAAAAAACCTTCCCTTTTTTCTTAAAATGCGGTTGACATCGTCGCCATCATATGTTACAATGAACTTGTAAGATAAAACAAGGGAGGTTGTACCGATGCAAAATTATTTATGGAATCCTGCGTTACGGCTTGGAGCGGTTCGGACGATTGAGGGGTATGAAAAGATTGTTGACCTCGAGGAGCTAATCGCTCACGCCAAAAGCGAAAGCAATCCCAAACTACACGACTTCGTCAACCGCACGATATACGAGGATATTCTGCTACAAGAGGATGGCGGGGACGAGGACGAAGACGAAGAGTTCGAAGTAAGCATGGACGACCTGAAAAATATCGTCGACGAGTTACTGAAAAACAAAAAATTCAGAGAGGACGTGGGGTTGGATGGTAGTCAAAATTAATGCTACGGAAGTCATCGATAAAGCGTATAGACGACGGCTTTATCAACAATATGCAGAGTACTACGGTGTAGACGAGGCGGAATTAGAAACGATTATAATGGAGCATGAAGAGGAGTTACAAAAATTGATTGACAAAATGTACGTGAAGATTGACGGATTGGAAAAAGAAACGGACTAAACAGAGGGGTTCGCCCCTCTTCACACAGCAAAGGAGTTAAAAAATGGATATACGAATCGTACGATACAGTGATCCACTAAGAGTAAACTTGTCGAGGAATGCCGCGATTTACCTCGGAAGAGATGATCGGGATAACATTCGCCGTCCTCTAAACATTTTGCGGATGGGTCACACGTTGGAGATTTTCCGTGGCGAATCCGTAGAGTTTTCATTCACAGGCGTATCGAAAGAAGTGTATGACCACCTCACCACATACACGACACGGAACATGCGTGTAACGTGTGGGAATCGCGCAAAACTAAGTAGCGGTTGGGTGATGCCAGCGGATAAAATGAAACAGCCTTCATTCGTTGGTACCATTGTAAAAGAGGCGTACAATTGGTATAGAGAATTGGCGCATAAAGAGTCTCCGCAGGTCGCACGTTCGGCAATGCCTTGTGGAGCGACGATGAATGAATTCGTGATACAGTTTAATTTTGCAACGTTGATGCAAGCTGTTTTTCCGCAACGCATATGGACACATGGAGCACAGGGGAATACGAGGAGCGTTGTGCAACGGATGTATGAACTGTTGTTGGAAGAAGATGCGGAGTTGTGGGAGGTTGCACGTGAGTGCTTTGGTGAGGGAGCAAATGAATGGATGCAGGCGTATCGGAAGCTAAAAAAGACTGATAGAGGGCAACTATTGATTGATGAGATTGTAAGTGAATTTGGGAAGTCAAAAAACCTGTGGGAGTGAAGAAGATGAAGAAACGACTCTTCTATTATATCGCCGTAGCATTGAATTTTTTAGCGGTCAGGATAGCAAGACGAAGACTGACACAAGAGCAGTTTGAAAAACTGAACAGAGGAGGAAAAAGGTGATGTTGTCTCTAAGCGAAGAGTTTTTACAGAAATATCCTAATGTGAAAAAGTTTTTAAAGGAGTTCAAAAAACACCCTGAAAAGCTACATCCAATCATGACTTGCGAGGAAACAAACTACTTAGAGTGGTCTAAAAATAGAGACTACAGCTTTATGAAAACTTATAGAATACAAGGAAAAGATTACTTGGATTATGCGATTGAATTGAGCAACGATTTTGAAAAGGAGAAACACAAAAATGGGTTTTCTAAGTGAAGAGTTTTTACAGCAGTATCCCGATGCGCCTGAGCATATGAATGAGTTATCAAGTTTTGTCTATTACCGCACATATTCACGGTGGCTACCTGAAAAGGGTCGCCGTGAAACGTGGAAGGAGACATGTATACGAGCCGTTGAGTACAACATCAGCTTGGAGCGGGCGCACAGGAGATCGCAGTCCACAATAAGCAAGTGGGGCGTGACATATGCAGCACTATGGCGCATGGAAAAGGAGGCGCAGGAGCTTTTTCACAACATTTTCAACCTGAAACAGTTTTTATCAGGACGCACGTTGTGGGTAGGCGGAACAGAGGCGTCAAAAAAGTATCCTTTAAGTAATTTTAACTGCGCATTTGTTGAGATAAAAACTTGGGAAGACATGTGTGACCTGTTTTATTTGTTACTGATAGGTACGGGAGTAGGATTTTCATGCTCCAAGGAGAACGCTGCACTGCTACCGAAGCTACATCTTCCTCGACGCATTGTGCATAAAGACTATGAATTCGCGGGGGTTAGCGGAAAAGCTGGGGATATCCAGTGGAGCGGGAAAGACGTTACCATCACTATCGGCGACAGCAAAGAAGGATGGGTCGACGCTTTTAGAAACTTTGTTTGGGTGCTAAGTGTTTCCAAAATGGAAAGCGTCGGAACACTGACACTTATTTACGACAATGTAAGACCAAAAGGTAAACGGTTGAAAGTTTTCGGCGGAACGGCTAGTGGGCACGAGCCACTCAAAACAATGTTTCAAAGCATTGAAAAGATGCTCGCGGGGGAGTTGGACGCTACTACGGCGGCGCCGATAGAGGGGCAGGTGAGACCTGTACATGTGCTTGACATCGGCAACTTGATAGGGAACAACGTAGTATGTGGAGGGGTTAGGCGCACAGCGGAGATTTTTTTATGTGATGCAGACGATTGGGAGAGCATTTTGGCAAAATTCGGAATCAACGGCATATGGGGAGAGGAGAGTCAACGCCTTGTCGTGGAAATCGGGGAAAAGCTGAAGAGCTTAGGCGTTTTTGTTCCGCCTACAATCGACGCACTGGTAGCGAATCCACAAGCAAAAATGCATTTACATCATCGGCGCATGAGTAACAATTCGATTGCATTCCGTGAAAAGCCGTCGCAGGAGATGCTGGAGGTGCTTTTCGATATCATGAAGCTAGAAGGAGAGCCGGGGTTTGTTAATCTAGAGTCCGCAGGAAAACGGCGACCAAATGCGAAAGGGCTCAATCCCTGCGTTGAGATCATCCTTGACAGCTACGGTGTATGCAACCTGACAACGCTAAACTTGGCGGCGCAGTGGGACAGTGAAGACGATTTACTGGCAGCGCAAGCGTTGTCTACACGAGCAGGGCTACGGATGACACTAGCTGACATGGAAATGCAGAATTGGGATATTGTGCAAAAACGTGATCGCTTGCTTGGCGTGAGTCTTACAGGGGTTCAGGACGCGGGGGCAACAGCGGAGCTGTTAGCAAAATTGCGTAAAACAGCGAACGAGGAGGCGAGCGCATATGCGGAGGAGCTAGGGGTGAATCGCCCGTTGCTAGTGACGACAGTTAAGCCTGAAGGAACGTTATCACAGGTAGCAGGAGGAGTATCAAGTGGTTTACATTTTTCTCACAGTGAATATTTTATCCGTCGCATCCGTATCAATGCGCATGATCCGTTGGCGAAAGTTGCGATTGATTTAGGATGGAGAGTGAGTTCTGAGGTGGGGCAGGAGTGGGGCACGGCTACAACTCTTGTTATCGACTTTCCTGTACACTCCCCTGCAAAAAAGCACAAGAACGGCGTAAATTTTAAGCAACAGCTACAAGTATATTTAGACTTCCAAAAGCACTACACGGATCACAATTCGAGCAACACGATACACATGTTAGACAGTGAATGGTCTACGGCGGCACAGGAGATACATGCGATATGGGACGATTACATCGGGATATCCTTTCTTGCTCACGATGGTGGAACGTATCAACTTGCGCCGTATGAGGCGTGCACGAGGGAGCAATACGAAGAGCTACGTGCAATGATGAAGCCTTTTAATGCGAAAATGCTACGGAAATACGACAATGGAGAGATTTTAGACGTAGGCAGCGAATCATGCGAGGGAGGGGCGTGCCCGATACGATGAAGATGAAGAAATATGAAGTCAAGTCAAGCGGAGAAAAAACAACAGTTACCGCAACTATTGAGGTAAGCTACGATAAAGACTACTATCAAAAATTTATAGAGCACGCAGAAAACTACTTAAAAAGTTATAAGCTGTATGACGAGGATATGTACGATGAGTACGATTATATCGGCGCAGCGAATGATTTTATTTTAGCGCATATACTGCTAAAAGAGCATGCGATATACCATAGAAAGGCAACTATTAAAACTTTTGCGGAGCACTTGGATGCGTTTAGCGATGATGCTAGCTACTACAACGGACTCAAAACAAAAGAAAGGCTACATCTTTACAGTCCAGTACTTCCCGTAAAGCAAAAAAAAGGTAATACAAAATGAAAAAGCCTAAAAAAAGAGCCTCGAATTATACAAGGTTCGCCTGACCAAATGTATTCAGATAACACGATTTACATCACAAACACGGGCGGGCACACAACGCCTGTTCCGTGGTTCACAGGAAAACTCGTAGCCAACAACATTAAAAAGCTAGAGCGATGGCAGGTGGAAAATTGCATATTAGAGGCAAGCGAGCGCGGGGACTGGTTCAACCTGCTATGGATGGAGGAATTAAAACGACGAATCGATAAAAAACATGGTGAATTCACGGTTACACCAAGTGAAAAATTAAGTTTAGAGCTGTATTTGTTTGACACAGAATGGGTGTTTAAGATGCCGTATAAAATGACGAAGGAGATACTGTGATGAGCGAAAAAAACGGGTATTACGATGTCGGGGGATTGTCCACGTTGGACATCCTCCAAGCGAAATTAAGCGAAGACGAGTATCGGGGGTTTCTACTGGGAAATGTGTTCAAGTATTTGTCACGGCATAAGTATAAAAACGGCGCAGAGGATATACAAAAAGCATTTGTATACCTTGATTTATATGAAAAAGAATATCGAAGAAAAATGGGTTTAGGAGAGGATGTAACTTGAAAAAGCGTAAACCTCCAGAGTATGGAGCAAACTATATGGAAAAGCTAGTGAAAGACTTGTCAACCAACGATAATTTGAAAGGAACGTATAAAAGCGTGAATTCTCCTGTTACACGAAAAATGTGGTGGGATTTGCCCGAAGATGATACATTTTTTCAGTATATGTATAAACGTGTGGTAACGAGTTCGAAGGAGGATAAAAAGAAATGGGAGAAAAGCTGATTATCTCTTTGCCGTATCCTCCAACAGAAAATCACATGAGGCAAAACGCATATCGTTACACGCCAACGGGAAAACGCTACACGGCTAAAACGTTTACTAAAACAGCAAAATCGTGGATTGAGGATGCAGTGGGGCGGGTGAAAAAAGAGGTTGAAGCAGCGTCGTGGGAGGCGTTGGACTGTAAAGCAGTTGTTGAGATGAAGGTGTACTTCCCCGATGCGAAAAGGCGTGATGCGTCGAATTTATTGAAAGTCACCTTGGATGTGTTGGAAAAAGGAGGCGTATACGTGAACGACAAGTGGGCATTGCCGTGGGTAAAGGACTTTTGCGTTCCGTTGAAGCCGTGCAAAGGTTTGGTGGAGCTTGTGATATACGCGAAAGGAAGTGAAGAATGAGATACTTGGGTTCAAAACGTAGAATTGCCAAACATATTTTGCCGATAATGTTAGAAAAAAGATTAAAAGGGCAGTGTTGGGTAGAGCCGTTTGTAGGAGGGGCAAATTTAATTGATAAAGTAGGTGGATGGCGGATAGGGAATGACAACAATTTTTATTTAATAGAATTGTTTAAGGCTATTCAAAATGGATGGATACCGCCAGAAGAATGCAGCGAAGAAGAGTATAATCATATAAAGAGAAACAAGGATAATTATCCGCCATATTTGGTGGGATTTATCGGATTTGGTTGCTCTTTTGGCGGTAAGTTTATGAGTGGATATGCTAGAAATAAAAAAACACATTATTATTGTACTTCCGCAAAAAACAATATTTTGAAACAGAAAGAAAGCATAACGGGCGTTCAATTTTACTATGGAGATTATAAAGACTTAAATATCCCTAGTAAAAGTTTAATTTATTGTGACCCGCCTTATGAAAATACGGCGAAGTATTCAACATATAAAAAATTTAATCACAACGAGTTTTGGCAGTGGTGCAGGGATAAAAAAAGTGAGGGTCACACCGTTTTTGTAAGCGAATATAATGCTCCAGACGACTTTAAGTGCGTAAAAGAGATTGAGTTAACCTGCAATGTTAACTCAAGAATAAAGGCGAAAAAACGCATAGAACGCCTATTTACACTTGCATAGTATCGCTGTTTATGTTAGTATGAGGTATTCGGCTTATAGGGGTGAGGATATGTCAAGGATATATGAGATGCATGAAGATAGCGTTGCAAGTGCTCCTCTGACGCTGCGGGGAAAACGATATTTGCACGTGTATCGCAGTCGCAGGGATAACGTGGGGCAACGCGTCATATGCGACTGGAACGGGCTAGTGGAACGGTTAAAAACACCGTCTGTATCGGCGGAAACGCAAGCAGAATTCACCTCCATGGGGCAAGATGAGCAGGGGCGACTCAAAGACGTAGGCGGTTACATTGCAGGCGTTGTAGACGGCTCACGAAACAACTCAAATGTGAAGAGTCGATGGCTTGTTGCGCTGGACATTGACGAGGCGAGTAGGGATACCGTGGAGCGGGTAGAGCAGACGCTACGAGGGATGCGGTACCTAATCCATTCTACAAGACGCTCCACGGAGGATGCTCCACGGTATCGAGTCCTGATACCGCTGCTCCACAGCATACCGCCGAAACAGTGGAGTGAGATATCATTATACATGGAGCAGCTTCTTCGCAGTGGAGGGGTAACGGGCGTTGATGCAGGTTCGCACAATACGGGGCGCTTCATGTATTTTCCAAGTTTATCAAGTGACCAATCGTACTACTTTGCGGTGCACGACGGCGCAGAGGTTGACGGAGAGGCGATTGTAGCCGTTCAAGTGGAGCGCAAGGGTTACGGTGACCCTCGTCGCAAAACGGGCTACATTGGGGCGTTTTGCACGGCATACAGCATAAGCGAAGCCGTAGCAGGGTTTATTCCTACTGTATACATCCGTAGAGGGGATCGGCGATACGAGTACAGCGGTTCAACGAGTGGAGCAGCAGGGGTGTACATTTTCGAGGATGACCTCGGCATGTACAGTCACCACGACTCTGATCCGCTACGTGGAAAAGGCGTAAATGCATACGACATGGTGCTGACGCATGCGTTCAACGGCGACAAGCAGAAGATGCATGCGATGTGCGAGTCGAACGAAAGAGTGATGCAGTCGTTTACGTATGAAGCTGTAAAAGTGGAGCGGGACGACGCGTGGATGCAGACGCTCAAGCGCGATGAAGATGGACGCCTCGTGAAAAGTGTTGACAACATTACAAAAATACTGCTTAACGATGAAGATATTTGCAACGGTATTAAGTATAATGAGTTTCACGAGCGTGTCGACATCGTGGGGCGACTACCGTGGAAAGCGTCGTCTGAGGAGTGGAGCGATGAAGACCAGCTACGGCTTATAGGATGGCTGGAACGGAAATACGGCATCTATGCGAAGGAAAAAACGGAGGTTTCCTTGGCGGAATTCTTTTGCGAAAAGCGTTACAATCCACTTATTGAATACCTTGACAAAACAAACGTTGTTTGGGATGGTGTGAGGCGTGCGGAGCAGACACTGGTACACTACCTAGGGGCAGAGGATACGCCTTACACAAGGGCGTGTACACGCATCATGTTGCTAGGTGCTGTTTACAGGGCGTATCAGCCAGGGTGCAAGTTTGACTACGTCGTGTGCCTGCTATCTCGGCAAGGGGCAGGGAAAAGCACGCTGCTCAACAAATTGGGAGGAGCCTACTACTCTGATAGCATCGGAACCATGGAGGGGATAGAGGCGTACGAGGCGTTGCGTGGTGTGTGGATAGCAGAGGTGGCGGAGCTATCGGCAAAGAGAAAGAGTACGACTGAAGCCGTGAAAAAGTTTATTACGTCGCAGGTGGACAGGTATCGACCGAAGTACGGGCGAATCGTGAAGAGCTTTCCTCGGCGGAATATCTTTGTTGCTACGACCAACGACGCTTATATGTTGAACGACGCTACGGGAGGGCGCCGCTTTCTTCCCGTGGAGTGCCAAGGGACTGCCACAGGCGACGTTCACACGATGGATGATGCAGTCGTGGAGCAGATATGGGGTGAAGTCGTATCGTGGTATAAATCGGGCGAGAGATGCGTTTTATCGAAAGATATGGAGAACGCAGCAGAGGGGATACGAGAGCATCATACGGACGTGGGGATGATAACGGAAACGGTGATGGCGTTTCTGGATAAGCCCATCACCGATAATTGGTATAAATTATCATTGTTTGAGCGACAGGAGAAGATGGGGAAGCCGTGCGGTATGTGCACACACGTACGAAAATTCATCTCCATGCGGGAGATATGGAAAGAGGCGTTGGAGGGCGAAGGGGAAACGCCAAGCTACGATGTGAGAAGGGAGATTAACACGGCGATGAGTTTCCTTAGGGCGAGGGGGTGGACTCGTGCTACACATCGCCTAGGGAGGAACTACGGGGATAAGCCTGTAACGGGGCTAAAACGACCTGAATAGCTGTTAAACGAAAGCTACAATCTCCTCTCGTGCAGAGTCGACTTGTAGCTTTTGTAGTCTTGTAGTCTTGTAGTCTGCAACTTTCATACTTTCTAAAATGCCTTGTGCTTGCTTGCTGTAACGCAAAAAAAAATTACATTTATTTATATATATTTCAGACTACAAGACTACAATATATATATATATATATATATATATATAAAAAGAGTAGGATACATATAGCTTTTCAACCTTAAAGCTGTTGTAGCCGTTTTGTAGTCTGAGTGTAGTCTTGTAGTCTGAAAGCTACAAAATTTTTTATTTCAACCCTTGCAACCGTTAAAAACATATGATATCATAGTATCAAACGCAGAAAGAGGTGCGCGAGATGCAGCGCTTTATACCACACGACTACCAAACCGCAGCGATCAATCTCGTTATACGAAAGCCGAACCTTGCGCTGTTCTTAGAGATGGGATTAGGCAAGACCGTTATTACCCTATCTGCTATCGCAGAAATGAGGCGCAGGGGCACGATAACCAACCCCGTACTCATCATCGCCCCGCTCCAAGTCGCACGCCACACATGGGCAACAGAAACAGCAAAATGGGAACACACATCACACTTGCGTGTCGCATGCGTCGTGGGGCGCAAAGTGGAGCGGGAAAAAGCTCTACGCTCTGACGCCGATATTTACGTTGTAAATCGGGAGAACGCCAAATGGTTGATGGATTATGCCTTCGAGATACAAAACAACGGTGAAAAACGTATGCAATTCGATATGCTGGTGATTGACGAGTTGAGTGGTTACAAGTCATCCACCACAACGGCACGTTTTAAGCCGTTGAAAGCGTATCGACACAACTTTAAACGCATTGTTGGACTTACTGGAACGCCATCGCCGAACGGCTTGGCAGAGCTATGGTCGCAAATGTATATCATTGATGGCGGCGAAACGCTGTATAGCAACGAGTATCGCTTTATGCAACAGTTTTTCATCGTCAACCGTGACAATGGGTTCCCGATAGTGACGCAAAAGAAGGTCGCAGAAACGGAGATACCGAAACGCATTGAGAAAAACGCATTTTCTCTCAAAGCGTCGGATTATCTCACTCTTCCGAAACGCATTGACCTGTTTCACACGGCATCGCCAACACCATCGGAAGCCAAGGCAATGAAGGAGAAACTGAAAGAATATCTTTCCAAGATGCGTGAAACAGGGCAAGATGACTTGAGTATGTTCACCAAGGCGATGCAGGTAGCAAATGGATCGATCTACGACGCAGACAAACAGGTTCACATCCTAAGCGATGTAAAGCTATCCGTGATGGAGGAGCTTGTAGAATCGGCGAAAAGCCCATGCATTACATTCTACACGTTTAAGCACGATGCAGACCGCATTAAAAAGCGCTTCGGTGACAAGTGTAGAGAGTTGAAAACAACGCAAGACATCGTCGACTGGGACGCTGGAAAAATAGAAATATTTTTGTTGCATCCTGCATCGGCAGGACACGGACTCAACCTGCAACAAGGAGGACACACGATTATATGGTTCGGCTTGACGTATAGCTTGGAGCTATATCAGCAGGCAAATGCACGGTTACACCGCCAAGGGCAGACGAAGCCAGTCACCGTAAACCACATAATCGCAGAAAACAGCGTCGATGGCATTGTGATTGAGGCGTTACAACGCAAGGGAGAAACACAGGATTCACTTATGAAAAGCGTCAAAATGAACATTGAAAAACTGTTGCTATAAAAAAAATTCAAAAAAAGTTGATTTCACTGTTGACGGCGACGACATCATATGATATACTGTTCTTAGGTGGTTGAGCGACAACCATACTAAAACAAAAAGGTGGATGATTAAGATGAAATACAATTTCTTAGAAACAATGAAACAAGCCACAAGGGCGCAAATGAATGTTCTTACTGACGGATACACAAAGGAGGAGTTACGAGATGTCGTGAGTAACTTCGCTAAAAAAGTTGCAGACCAAGAGGTAGAAAGCTTGACAAATGAAGCCGTTGCGGAAAGCTTTCAAAAGCTCGTGGAAGAGCATGAGGACAACCGTTGGGAAAGTTATGAAATTTATCCTTGCCCTTTCGACGGATACACCACATCAAACAGGCTTGGGATTAGGATTTACACCGTAGAGCACAAAAAGGATATTGTTAAAAACGGGCAATGCGGTTTCGAGCTAGTCAACAAAAGCATTGAGTTGCGATACGACTTCAAAAACGGCAAGCCAATCGAAGTCTGGAAAAATCGCACATGGAGCAAAGACGAAAGCGACTTGACAAATGCAATGAAAAAGGCACTATGGAATCAATTGTTCCTGTTAGCATTGCAATACCGCGCCGCGTAAGCGGCTTTTTTTGTTTTGACATTATCGCATTTTGCGTTTACAATGGTATCATAGGGAGGGTGGAAACTATGGTTATGGGGAGACCCAAAAAAACGATTGATTTGGTGGAGCTAAAAAAGCTATGCGAAATGCAGTGTACCGCGCATGAGATATGCGGTTTTTTTGGTATTCACGAAGAGACGTTAAATCGGATCGTAAAAGACGAGTATGGGATAACTTTCCCAGAGTACTTTGAACAAAGCCGTTGCTCGGGAAAAGCGGCGTTACGTCGTAGACAGTTTCAGACGGCGATGGACGGTAATCCAACTATGCTTATATGGCTCGGCAAGAACTGGCTGGGGCAGTTCGACAAGCAGGAAATCACGCAACACAACGACACGGTCGTCAAGGTGAAGATAACGGACACGCCAGATGATTGAGTATGAGATTACGGCTCGGCGGTTTAACCGTGCGTATATCCCGTATCTCGGTGACACGACGCAGACGCAAATATTTTTCGGCGGTTCATCTAGTGGAAAAAGTTTCTTTCTCGCGCAAAGGTGTATCATTGACGTTGTCTCTTTTCGGCGTAACTATCTTGTGTGCCGTAAAACTGCACGAACGATAAAGAAGTCGCTGTTTAACGAACTTTGCAAAGCAATCGTCGCTTTCAAAATGGAACGCCTTTTTACCATCAACAAAACAGACCTCACATTCACCTGTATCAATGGAGCACAAATACTATCCGCAGGGCTTGACGATACGGAAAAGGTGAAGTCCATCACCCCAACACAAGGGGTGCTCACCGATATATGGATTGAGGAAGCTACCGAAACGGATTATAACGATGTGATGCAGTTGCGAAAAAGGCTACGTGGAGAAAGCGCATCGCCGAAACGGTTGATACTATCATTCAATCCCATATATCAGACCCACTGGCTGTACAAGGAATACTTCACACACTACACGGAATCACCGTATCGTAGCGATAATTTGTTTATACTTAAAACAACGTATAAGGATAACGACTTTCTCACTGACCAAGACCGCTACACAATGGAGAATGAAAAGGACACCTATTTCTATAACGTATACACGTTGGGAAACTGGGGAGTCTTGGGGAAAACGATATACACGAGTTATAAAGTAGACGCTTTCGACACTAGCACATTCGATAACATATACAACGGACTAGACTTTGGCTTTGCATCGGATCCAACGGCATATATACGGATACACTACGACAAGAAAAACAAGAGAATTTTTGTATTCGACGAATTCATAGAGCTAGAGATGATGAACGACGCAATTGCTACACGTCTTCACTCTATCATTGGTGCGGAGTACATCACATGCGACAGCGCAGAGCCGAAAAGCATACGAGAGTTGCAGACGCTAGGCATCCGCGCTAAGCCTGCAAAAAAAGGCAAGGACTCAATAAACTTCGGTATCCAATGGATAAAAAGACACGAGGTGATTATACACCCATCATGCGTAAACTTTATCAGGGAGATACAGCTGTATCAGTATGCAACAGACAAAAACGGCATCTACATCGCTAAGCCCGTTGACAAGGATAACCACTTATTGGATGCTATGAGATATGCGCTAGAAGAATGTTTTACCGACGAAACAGCGATATATTTCTAGGAGGTGATGCAGTAGTGGCAGCGTTTTGGGACAAATTCAAAAAGAAGCAAAAATATCGCTACGTTTCAGATGGTAGCTATGGGCAGGCGTATTGGGCGACGCAGAAAGACAAGCAATTTATCACCGAAGCATATAACAAAGTCGTCTGGGTGTATTCGTGCGTTATGCAGATATCGTCTGCAACATCATCGGTGCCGTGGCTACTATACCGTAAAGGCAGAGGCGGTAGAAACATTGAGATTGAGCAGCATCCAATACTGGATTTGCTAAATACCAAAGCAAATGCATTTATGTCATCACGTGATTTTATTGATTTATGGGCAACGTATCTAGCACTGGAAGGGAAATTTTACGCCGAATATGTGAATCCATCGATGCCCACACAAATAGTGCCGTTGTATCCGCACTACATGAAGCCCATCCCATCAAAAGAAGAGTTTGTATCGGGGTACAAATACGATAATTATAGCACAATATACTACGATAAAGAAGAGGTGTTGTGGAGCAAATTCAGTGATCCACTAGACATTTACGGAGGATTATCACCGATTCGCGCGCTAAGCCGTACCATTGATACGGAGAACGAAGCGGTGAACTGGAACAAATCAACACTACAAAACGGCGGTGTTCCAGCTGGCGTGTTCACGGTGCAGAATCCATCACCAGAGCTAATCGACAATCTTCGTGATGAGTGGAAGCGCCGATACGGCGGAGGGAGCAACGCAAGAATCCCACTAGTCCTCAATGCAGACCGTGCAACGTATCAACCTATCGGGTTAACGAGTGTTGACATGGACTTTCTGAATCAGCGGAAATTAAACCGCACGGAGATATGTTCTGCTTTCGGCGTTCCATCACAACTTGTAGGAGATCCAGAGGGGCAAACGTACAGCAACTTTAGTGAAGCGGTGAAAAGCTTTTGGGAAAATACGGTTATCCCCCGATACTTGGAGCACATGAAGCAAAAGCTACAAAGCGACCTGCTCCCGAGATACGCCGATAACCTCGTACTCGTGTATGACCTATCAAGAATACAGGCACTCAAAGAATCTCAAGACGCACTCACTAAACGCACTGTTCAGCTATGGAAAAGTGGACTAATCAAGCGCAACGAAGCACGTTACGCACTGGACTATGAAGAGGTGCAGGACGGAGATGTGTTCGTCAATGATATCGGCGTCGCAATCGAAAAACCGTTACCAAGTGAAAGCGAGCAAAAGAGCCTTGACGCAAAAAAAAACTTTTCAAACAGTTTGAGCGACAGCGAAATCCATTTTATGATAGAGTAACGAAAGACGTTGCAGACGCTTTCAATGAACAGCGAAAAAAAATCATCAACGCTACGTACAACAAAGATAATTTTAACAATGAAGTTTTGGAGATCATCGAAAATGACAAAGAGCGGTTTGTTAAGCTGTTTCAAAAGATATACAAAGACGTTATCCGTCACTTTGGAGCAAGAACGTATCAGGATATACAGTCACGAGTTAAATCCACAGGAGCAAGCGAAACAAAAGCGTTCGACTTTACGACCGATGACATCTTAAAGTACATCACCGAAACGTCTGCAGAGAAAGTGGCGCTAATCACTGAAACTACAAAGGTTGATATAAAAAACATCATCATTGATTCCATGGCAGAGGGAGCGAGTATCCTCACGATGACCGAATCACTGGATAAACTGTATCTCGATAAAATCATCCCGAATCGCAGTCGCACAATAGCAAGAACAGAAGTGGTTAGCGCATCGAACTTTGGCTCATTGGCAGGAGCGCAACAGACAACACCTAAGCTACGGAAAGTATGGATCCCAACATTCGACGACAGCACACGTGACTCACATCGAGCCATGGCGAATCATCCTGCAATTAAGCTAAATGAATCATTCGATGTCAATGGTTCACGTGGCAAATACCCAGCCGATTTCTCTTTGCCTGCAAAGGAAAGCATCAACTGTCGATGTGCCGTGGGATACGAGTACGCAGAAGAGACACAAGGAGGTGAAGCATAGTGCCGTTGCCGAAACCGATACAAGCAGAAGAGGAAGAATTATTTTTGACACGGTGCATGGGGGATAAAGTGATGATTGACGAATTCCCAAAGTTAGAACAGCGTTTTGCTGTGTGTAAGATACAGTGGGATGCAGTGGAGGACGCAGAAGACGAGGATACAGAGGAAGACGAGGAAGATGCGCTGAAAAAGCTCGTTGCGTTTCTAGAAAGATACAAAGGAGGATGAAACATGGATTTCAAAGCGGTTAAGTTTGAAACAAAGGCAATAAGTGACGATATATTCGAGGGCTATGCATCGTTTTTTAATAACGTCGACGCCTACGATGATATCATCGAAAAAGGCGCTTTCCGCAAAACTATTTCAGAGAATCGCTCACGCATCAAAGTTTTATGGCAGCATGATGCGAACGAGCCCATTGGTTTGCCAATTGACATGACAGAGGACGACAACGGTTTGTATGTTAAGGCTAAAATAAGCATGACCGATACAGGGAAAAAAGCGATGACGCTGATTAAGGACGGTGTTATCACTGAGATGTCCATCGGATACGATGTGGTGAAAGATGATTATAAAATGTTGGGTACCAAGCGCGTGCGCCTGCTAAAAGAAGTCAAGCTGTGGGAGTTTTCACCCGTTACTTTCGCTGCAAACGAAAAAGCCAAGATTATGAAAATGAGGGGCTTGCTAGAATCGGTGAAAGCTGATAAGATGGACACGGCAATAAGCCTAATCCGTTCACTTGGTGCACAGCCGTCACAAGACACTGACGACATCGAGCCGAGCATAGTGCTAGACATGATAAAAAAATTGAGAGGGTGACACAAAGTGAACATCAACGAAATTCAAAAAAGCATCACCGATGCTATCCAAAATGGCGTTTCCAAGGATGACTTGAAAACTCTTGAAGTCAAGTTTATGGAAGCGTTGGACAAGCGGAACAATGACCAAAAAGATGTAGAATTTATGTTCTCCAAGTTTCAAACAGAGATGGAGACGAAATTGTCTTCCGTGCAGTCCGCACAAGCGAAAGCGGTTCACACTGAAACAGCTAAAAAAGAAACATTTGGAGAATTCCTCGTAAAAGCTCGTGCACACGATCCAGAGCTAAAAGCGTTCACACGTAAAAACCTTGTCGAAAACACGGGCGATCTTGGTGGCTATCTTGTACCCGAAACTTTCTCCAACGAAGTTTTGCGTGTGCAACTCGAAGAAACAGTTGTTCGCCGTAGCGGTGCTCGTGTGTTGCCAATGACATCTCCTATCCTCAAAATCCCTGCATTAAACGTGTCATCAAATGCGAGCGGATCGCTTTTCGGCGGAGTTACGGCGTATTGGGGCGGCGAAGGGCTTGAAAAAATCGAAAGCAACCCTAAATTCAAGAAAATCACTCTAGAGGCTAAAAAACTTATCGGATACGTCGAATCATCCGATGAGCTTGTGGACGACGCAATTGTTTCGATGGGTTCATTGCTGTCTGACGTGTTTGCGCAGTCCATCGCATTTGAGGAAGACGCAGCGTTTTTGACAGGTAACGGCGTAAACAAGCCACTCGGCATCCTTAACGCGCCGTCAACGGTAACTGTTGGACGTGTAGGCACGGGTTCGGTTCAAACTTCTGACCTCGTCAACATGTTAGCTCGTTTCTATCGCCGTGGCGGAACGCCTGTATGGATTATCAACCAATCCGTTTTGCCTGACATCTACAGACTGAAAGACGAAAACAGCAACTACATTTTGACTCCTGGCTTTACAGGCGGAATCACAGGCGACCTCCCTGGAACAATCTACGGCATTCCTGTACTCGTCACTGAAAAAGTTCCTGCACGTGGCTCGATTGGAGACGTTTCTCTTGCTGACATGCGTTACTACCTCATCGGCGATCGCCAACGCTTAACGATTATGGAATCGGAGCATGTGAAATTTAAGTTTGATGAAAAGGCTTGGAGGTTTGTACAGCGCGTCGACGGGCAACCGTGGATCGACTCCCCTATCACACCACGTGCAGGCGGTCAGACAATCTCACCATTCGTACAGTTAGGAAATTTTGGAACGTAGTATAATTGAAAAGGAGGAGAACAACACATGAATCGCTTGCCAGAAAAAGTAATTTTTACCAACGCAATCATTCCAACAACAGCGTCGACTGTAACAGCATCATCGTCTGAACTCGTTGACATGTCGCAATATACAGAATA